CCATTTATCGTATTCTTCTAAACTTGTAATAAGTTCAGGATTAGTTTCAGAATTTAGCTAAAGGTTATATAACTCTTGCTAGTCAATTAATTCATCATATTCATCAACTAAATCGGAAATTTTATCAAGCCAATCCTTCATGTTTGAAAGAGCTTCATTTGTAGGGTCTTTTTCTATCGCTTCATTATATGATTTTTGTAATTCTTTATAAAAATTTACAAGTTCTTCTTTATTAGTAATATCAATATCAAATTCCATTAATCTTGTGCTATTCGCACTTTGTGCAGTTCTGGCTAAATTAATATACTATTCATCTACATTTTCTTTAATTATATCTTGAATACCCTAAGAAAGACCTGAAAAACCTACCGTATAAGTGTTTCCTTGAACATAGCCAAGTCCTTTTCTAGCGCTTGCTACTATATCATCAAGAGAAGCTTCAATAGCTTCTGCATTACTAGTCTACGCTTCTACTAATTCTATTGAGGCAGCTTCTTTAGCCTCTCTTAAAACCGTATTATAATTTTCGTATTCGCCAGTTAATTTTGCTAATGCACTGCCTTCAACTCCATATGCTTCTGCCAAAGCAATAGTAGCATCATCAAGTTCACTTTTATTGTCTCCAGATTCAGCATATGTTTCCAGAGCGGTCTGCATAGTAGTAATTAATTCTCTGTTAGTCTTTACTAATTCTTGTTTTGCTTCATTTTCTTCTAAAGTTGCTTCTGCCGAGTCGATAATAGCTTGATTTTGTTTTTCTATTTCGGATGTTATGCCAGCTATAATTGCTGCTACTGCTGCTAATGCTATTGCTATTACGAATAAAGGACTTTTATACCAGGCTTTAGTATTTGAAATAACTGCAACAGTATTACCATTAACGACTTCTGTTTCTATTTTTTTCCCCGCTGAAGTAGTAAGCGAAGCTAATGTTTCTTCCTCTTGGGCAGTTATTAATCTCCCAAAATCAACCCTTTGCGCAACTATTGAATTAGTTAAAGTTTTCATTCCTTTGACAACAATCGGAATAATAATACCTAAAGTAGTTAAAGTCTAAATTATTTTTTCGCCACGGTCAAGGTCATCATTATTCCAAACAGATTTAAGACTTTTTACAGAATTTAAAATCATGCCAAGTTGCATCATATAATTACCTGTTGCAACAATTTGACTAGCCCAATCTTTTTGAACGGTTAAAGCTTCTATTTCTTTTAACTTTAATTCAAAAACTGCTTTAGCGTTTTGGGCAACAGAAAGGGTATAATTTTGCATTGCTGCGCCAGCCGCGCTACAAGATGCTTGAAGTTGAGATAGACGAATAGCTTCTTCCTAAGTAACTACACCACTTTTAGAAAAATTATCATTCATACTCTTTAAAATACTATCAACATCATTAATAGCTTTACCAACTGTATTAAGCTATTGGTCTAAAGTTCCTGTAAGCTATACGCCGGTTATTTCTTCAAAACTAGCTCTAAGTAATTCGGCTTGTTCTTGACCATTTTTAGTATCCGTATTAATAGATTGTAATTGCTCTCTTAATCTAGTTAATTTACCAGAAACAGTAGATAACTAAGTGTAAGCCTATAAGCAATTCTCCGCAGAATTTACAATTTGTCCATTCTCAGTAGTAACAATCTAAGAGAAATTTGGATAATCACCAGCTAGTGCCTAAGTTTGTTCTAACATACCAGTTAAAGGTTCTTGATTACTCAGCTCTGCTCCTATCCACTAAAGTGTTCCAGCAGCTGTAACAGCTTGACTTAAAGATTTTGATTCAGCTTCAGCGGCTGAAGCTTCTTCCTAATAACTTAGTGTAGTCTCTTTTACAGCTGTAGCCTTACTCTTTACAAGAGTTAACTACGCAACTTGCTCTTCGGTCAAGTTTTTGGCCAAATTATTAATTTCAGTTTGCATTTGAACATCTTCGGCATTAATAAGAGCCTAAGACGCTTTTTGACCTGTTACGCCGGTTGTCGTAGAAGCCATTTGTAAAGCTAAATCAGCAGCACCCTACTAAAAAGTTTGCTGAGCCTTTTGAGCTTCTCCATTAGCATAAGTAAAATTGTAAGCTAAATTTCTCAATCCTTGCGCCATTTTATCTTGTACAGTTGAAAAAGATGTAACAGCAGTAACAAGAGTTAAAATAACTCCACCCATTCCACCCAAAGCATCAACAACAGAAGCAATTCTGTGAAGAACTGACGCCAATTTTTGGTCAAAAGAAATAAAGAAATCTTCATTTATAATACTATCATAAATATCTTCTGCCGCATTTTTAACTTCTGCTCGTGCGGCTTCCCATGATTGTGCATATATATCAGCTTGCTCATCAAGTGTACCCTCAGACCCATAAGCGGTATTAAGATTGGCTTGCATTGCATCCCAGTTCTCCATAAGAGCCATAAACTGGGTATATTGACGAACGCCGGCAACAGTTTGAGCTAATGAAGTTTGCTATGCAGAAGTTAAAGTATCCCATTTTGCAGCAGTATCATCGAGAATATCGTCCATATCTCTCAAATTATTACTTTCATCAAGAATACTAACTCCAATTTTATCCAAAGCTTGAGAATAAGTACCTAAATCCACACCATCTTCAAGAGTTTCACCAAGCTCAAGGTCTTGTATTCTTGCAAAAAGAGTTTTAAAAGCTGTACCAACTGTATCTGCACTTTGTCGAGTAGTTGCAACAACAGTCGCTAATGCGGACGCCGCATATTCATAACTTAAACCAACAGTTTCGCCAATAGCTGCAAACTTTTGAATACCTTCAGCAATTTCAGTTGAACTAGATGCGGTCGTCGCACCGAGAGCTGTGATAACATCAACATAATATTCAAGAGTCTCACTACCGTCCGCAAAGTTATTCCAAATAGCAGTTAATTCATCAGAAGCTGTAGAAGCTGACTAAGCAGTAACATTTGCAAATTTTATAGTTGCATTAGTTCTTTCTTCCACTTCTTCATCGCTTAAACCTTGTTGATAGTAAATAAGTGAAGCATCCGTATAATCTGTAGTTGTTGTACTTAATGCGCTTGCCGCTTTGTTTGCCTATACTGCAAGCTCAGACATTTCTTCCGCAGATTTTTGAGTAACTATTTGTATGCTCGTTAAAGACTCATTTAAATCTTGCGCATAAGAATATGCAGTCGTAACTCCACTAATTAAAGTACGGAAAACCATTGAAGAAATCTGCCAGCGCATAGTATTCTTCATCGAAATCCAAAGCTTATCAAATAAAGCAGAAGTTCTAGCAATAGGAACTTGAGCCTAAGAAATTGCAGTTGCCACTTGTATAAAAGCATTTTCACCTGTAGGGCCTAACGCTTTTAGTTTCGCTGCATACTCTTCAAGCGAAACTCCTCCCGCAGCAAGAGAAGATTGGAATTTCGTTAAATCTAATTTTCCGGTATCAGTATTTATGGCCGATGTTAAATGTTGCTATAACTCGCTTGCCGCCAATGCAGCTTCACGAATCTAAGATGTAATACCTATTTCAGCATAGTCCATGCTAGCAATATTCTATAAAGATTGCTAAGCTTGAGCTATAGCTTGCTACAATTTCATAGTATCGCCAGTTATACCAACGTTATATGTTACACTAGTAGCCATAATTTTCCTCCTTTATCTCAAAAAAATAAGGCTTCGAGAACTTAATTCCCGAAGCCTTTTAATTCTCTATTTAACTTAAAAAAGAGTTTCAATTAATTAATCAGTTCCTACCACATCTTTAATTACAGAAAGTGTTTCCAGACCCTCTTTATTTTTAATACTCTCTAAAATACTATCAATTTGAGTATTAAGAGCAGAAGCATCTTGGCTCATGCTGGAAACCATTCCTGCTAAGGAAGTATTATATTTAGCAATATCTTCCATAGTTTCATTAACTAAGTCTTGCATAAAAGTAAGCTCTTCTTCTGGAATAGCACTCATAACCGTACCTATAATACCATTTATTTCAAGAGCATCATAAACTTCTCCGATGTGAGCAAAATCATCTTCTGTAAACTCTACTCCTGCATACCACTTCATTACAGCAATAGAGAAATAAACTTCGATGCGAAGAGGACTGAAGCAACCAGTAGTAGCATCAACCGCATTAGATGCAACAAAGGTAATAAGCTTACCTTTTTCATCAATAGGAAGATATGTGCGGACACCCAGCTCTATAGAGTCGTTAAGCTTGACTCCCGCTTCTATATACTCTGTTGTTAAGTTCAAATCTTTAAACTCCATAAATTCCTTTTTCTCCTTTTTTGTTTTCTTATATACATATTGTACGAAAATTTTTTGGTAAAGTCAAATTATTTTCCGATAGGTCTTGCTCCGCTAGCTAGAGCCTATTGCTTAAGCTTAGAATAATTTATCTACACGCTAAAGCCTATTTTATTTAAAGCTTCTTTAACCTCATCACTACGCATTATAGCATTTTCAGTCTTGTCTTTACCTTTTCTAAATAACCTGTTGTTTTTAATAGTAGGATTCTTTATAGACACATATACTAACCCTTTTGAGTCTCCATATGCCAGAGGATTTCTTGCTATTTCATTTAAGTATTGAACGATAATATTCGCTATAGAGTAAGCTTCACCATTAATCATAAATATAGAAGCCAAATCTATATCATCGCTAGTTCCAAGTGAAGTGCCTTTGCCGGCCAGAAATTCAACTAAAGAAGTGCGAATAAGAGAACTTCTCATAATACGGTAATTATCCTAAATGCGTGAGTCTCCGCCACTTCTATTAAAGGCCAGAGTGTTATAAACTCCATACATAGCACCAAAAGTTTCCCCATATATTTTTCTTAACCATCTTACATAGCCATTACTAGACCCTTCGCCTCCATATTTACCAATATCTACAAAAGTATTGTTCCCAGTTCCGCCTTTTAAAGCGGCAATGTCTTTATACCATTTGACAGAAGTATTAAACTTTCCTGTTACAGTAATATTCAGCGGGGTATTACTATTAACTGCAACAGAAAGATTATAAGCATTTCCTACGACTAAATCAACTTTACCTTGGCTAGTAATGCTTCCATCCGAGCTTGTACTTTTTAAATTACCTACAACCTTAGCTCCCACGGCCTAAAGTCCATCTACAACCATATCATTCGCATAAAGCTTCATTTTCTATAAAACTGCTCCTAAAGGTTCTCCTATGGCGCTAGACATAATATTATTAATTGAACCACTCATCTACGAAACGTCATAAGCACCATCTTCAGCTTTGGCACGATTTTGAGCAATACTTTTCAAGTATTTAATTACACTCTAACAAATAGCTTTTCCTCTTAACTAGGCATTACTATTTATTATACCTTCGATAGTAGAAAACTAAGTGTCAATATCTGATTTTCCAGACATCTATAAAGCAGCTTTGTAGGCAACTGTAAAATTTTGCCAGTCAGATGGAGATAGGTTTGAAACAAGCTATAAAGCTGAATAAATACTATCCATAAAATTTTTAAATTGCTTAGAGTCTGCACTATCCTCAGATGCAAGCCCACTAGAACCGTTGCTAAGGAAACTTTTATTACTATGAGCTTCAACTAAAGCATCATTAAAGGCTGCTTGCATTTTTTTATCTACTGTATTATTCATTGCTTTTGCTACCTAATCCATGATTTGAGTAATCAATGTAGCATCAGTATTTTTAAGGGCAGTTATTTCGCTTGCTCCTGAAATTTCAATTTGTTTAGCTATAGCAGAAGTATAAGCGGCTAACATATCTGTGCCATATATATTATCCTATCTAGCTAACAGATTAACATAAGCCCCTGACCAATCTACATCTTCAGACCTCCAGTGTACATATTCTTCATTTTCGGCTATTGTAGGATTAGAATATATAAAAGCTGACATTCATTTCACCTCCATAAAACAAAAAAGAGGGAGACATTTAGTCTCCCTCTCTAAATTATTCTGTGATATTCTGGTCATCGTCGGACAGACTATCTGGATTATAGTCGTCCATACTGGTATCGCTTTGTTTATTCTCCTGGTTATCCTCGGGAGATGTTATTCCCCCGCGTCTTCGCCTGTTGCGTCACAAGCGGCACGAGGAGTAGTGGAGTCTTCGTCGCCCTCATCGTCAGTAACAACCTGGAGAGCCGCAAGGACTTTCTTGGTCTTATTGAACTTAGTGTAGTCAGGGAAGGCGTCAACCACAAAGCTAAAGGTACTGGGGTCGCCAGTAGAAGCCATGCTAATGGTAAAGTTGGACTGTACCTTAGCATTAGGAATAATAATTTCAGCGGGCATATCATAGCCATCAGACTGACGTCTATACAGAGTAGAACCTTCGATATAGAAGTTCTTGCTCTTAACTTCAGGAGTAATATCAATTTCCTGAGCGCCGCTAGTCTTCTTGATGTAATAATCAACAAGAACAATGTCACCCTCAACAATGTCAACAGCACCTTCGGCGCCATTAGCATAGCAAGTAATGACAGTAGAACCGTCAACATACTTCACATCGGCAGGCACGCAAGGCTCAACCTCAACTTCGCCAGAATCACTCAGCACCATGCAGAAAATATCAGCATTTGCGTTGTAGTTTTCTTCAGCTGCGGTATACTTAGTCTTGTTATTATGACAAGCAATAATGCCATCCAGAGTGATAGTATTCTTCTCGGTTACTTCTACCTGAGTGGTAGAGTGTACATAAAGCTCTTCGCCCTTATTGGTGCCAGCTTGAAGCAGGTCCGCACCAGCAAGAATAGAGAAGCTTTCCATGGAAAGCAGAGCGTCTTCCATGTTCAGGGTCAGCGTACGGTCGCCGTCCCAAGCGATTAAACGAGCGTTACCACGTCCGCCTTGTGCGTAGGAAGTGGAAACAGCACCTTCCAGGGAAGATGTCTTTAACGTATCAAAGTATAAAACGGGGTCGTTTTTGTAGAAAGTGCGGGAACCAAGAGTCATCTTGGACTTGGCACGAAATACTACGTCAACAATTTCTCTAGACCCAAATTTCATGACCTATTTCCTCCTTAATTTTTAGAATGAAGTTCTTTCATCCATGATTCAACTTTTTCTTCGGGACTGCCGCCCGCAAGGCGAACCTGCAAGTCAACGTCCCATTCTACTTTCGCAGAATATCTTTCCATTAAATCGAAAATCTAAAACAAGTTAAGATTTAAACAATCTTCAATGCTCATTGAAGAAATTCCGACTGTCAGAACAGAAATATATCGCACTAGGATACCGCCGCTATCTTCTTTCTATGCTGCTACCCTTTGTCGTCCTCTTTTGATTTTTTCGGCTATCTTTTTGGCTTTACTATTAACCGGTTTTAATGGCTAATTGCCGCCTTGGAAAAGGGTATCTAGACAAAGCGCTTCTCTGATTATAGACTAGAATACGTCAAAATTCTATTCATCTATTAGCACAGACTCTCGTCCTTCGCTAACAATAGACAAGATGATAGAATTTTTATTAAACATAGCATTATAATCAGGAAAAAGTAACTTCAACAACATAACAATAGCGTTTTTCTTTTCTTTGCTTATCTATCCTAGAGCTTCCATTAATACTTGAAAATTTGTCATTACAGATAAAATGTTTTCGTCCTGAGTTAAAGACTCTTTTTGAATACAAAGATACTGAGCTGCGGTGAAAAAATCTTGCTCTCCCATTTTGCCTATCTCTTTAACAGTAGGCACGTGCAAGACTAACTACAGCTCAGGTATCGGGATGTCATTCCCAGTCATTAAACTTAAAGAAATATCACTCAACAGGGTTCACCTTATCTTCTTCGCTAAATATAGCTAAATATTGTAAGGTAATACCTCCATATTCCTCGTCATAAACATCCTAATTTGCTGCCATAAAATTTAAATCGCCTATGCCTGTAAGGTGTTGCCCATTTAGCATAGAATCGATTTCGCCAGCAATACGATAAGGACGCAGCTCAAATCCATCTAAATTCCAGTCATCGAAGTGGCAGAGAATCTTGATTTCTACGATATAATCTCTGTAGTAAGGATTTGTAGCATTTGGAGTAAACGAATCAAAAGTAATGCGAATGTATGACAAAGCATTCTTGTTAATTACCACTTTTGGCACGTTTGATATTTGCTTATTTTCAAATAGAGACTCTTTTTGCTCAGGTGTTAACTTTTTCTCTTTAAGACAATCTTTTGTATGATAATACAGCAACTTCAAAACATTGTCGTTGCTCAAGATTTTATTTATAATCAAAGAGGTGTCTTTATCCATAGCTAAAAAGCTACTTTTCGGATATTCATAAAGATTTTTCTTCACGCTTAATCACCTCTTAAAACAAAGTTTCAACTACGATTTCTTTCTCTACTGTTGTCTCCCCATCTGACCAGTAAAGAGTGAACTCGCCGGAAGTAGATTTTTTCCAGATTACTTCAACCTTGCCTTCCCCAACAAGAGTCAAAGAGACAGGACAGTTTTCATTGACTTTCCATTCTCCATTAGATTTATCTATGGAATATACTTGCGGGATTCGCGGTTTGATGAACGTCTCACCATGGATTTCGCTGTTAGGAGTCGGGTCAGCTTTTTCTATGACCAGACCATACTTAATCTCATTTTCGACATCATCGGCTTCTCTATCAATGTAATATTCTTCTGCTGTAACTTCAATAATATTTTCCATACTTATTGAGTCCACTGCTTCAACCCGCCAACACTTTCCATCAAGTAAGAACTCAGCATATCTTTGAAAAATTTCAATGTTATACTCATTCTTTGGCATTAAAATGTCAAGGCTGTAATTAGGTTGGTCAACTCGAATTTGATTTTTTTGAATCGAGTTTATTTGTGTTTCAACCGGGCCTCTTATTGCGGCCCAAGTCGAATGAAGATTACCATTCGCGTCTTTAAATTTTATACGATACCTACAACGCCGTATCTCACCACGGAAATACGCATCTTCAGTTATCTATTGCAAGTATATCAGCCAGTAAGTATTTGTTTTCTTCCACTCAAATACATCTCCTGGGCCGAATGTTTCTCTATCATCTATAGAGATGATTTTATCGTCGTAATCCTGCTTGACTTTATCTGGATTTATGAGAGCTCTTGCGGTATATCCAACCGAGAGGTCTAGCTCCTCAGAGCCGGTTTCCGCAGGTAAAACAGTGCCGCAAGGCTAAACTAGTTCTACCGTACAAGCCTAATATGAATAAGCTAAAGCTTTCTGAAAGCTTCTATACTTATCCTTTATCATCCTATCCTCTTGATGATAACCTCCAAGCCAATTAAGGCGTCTTCCCATCAAATCGAGATTATCCATCTTTAATCACCTATGCTAATAAGTCAATACATCTAAATACAGTTTTTCGATAAATCATAAAATCTTTACATACATCTGAGGTTAAGCCCTCTAACTTTGACATCAAAACAAGACCAACTGAATTGTCTTTATATATCTCAACTAAACCACTGATTTCTTCGATTAAAGTATTTAGATGATTAGTCCAATCTTCGTCGTTCTCTCTCATTGGAATTAACTTCCAAAGCTGATTGATAAGTCTTTTTAAATCTTGCTCTCTTGTTTCTATAGGGAAATCAATTCCGTATTTATCCATCGAGTGCGCTTGACTCCATTAAAGTAGACCAGTTAGATTTAATAGACCCATTTTCATCAATCATTTTACGACGTTTGTAGAGCCGCTAAAAATGATGGGCTTGCCGCTCTGCTTCTTTCTTTAATTCTATTAGCTTGGATAAGTGATTAGCTTGGCTTGATAATTTAAAATCTGTGCCAGAGAATTTCATGCGGATTTGCTCGACTGAAGCAATCTATCTCTGGAGCCAAGTGTTATACATGAGGCGTGCTAGAATATCTATTTCTTCTGAGGTAAGATGACAATTATAGGTTTCTAGCTCTACATTAAAGTCGTAGAGCGGAAAGCGTGGAAATTCGAAGCCAGGAATCGCGTCTAAAAGAATATTTTTCATATCTTTCAGCGTATCCTCTTTCGACCATTCGAGATACATATCATCTGTTATCTTTCCTAAAAACCTATCATAAATTTCTTCAAAGGAAGTTGGATTGCCCTAAATAGGGTACTCGCTCATAGCGTTAACCTCCTTTATATATTAATCTTCAGATGCCTTTACAACTACTCTACGCTTAGGAGCTTCTTCTTCTTGAACAGCAACTCTACGTGTGGTAGCCTTTTGCGCAGGCTGGGCTTCTTGCTCATCACCGCTATTTTCAATAACAGTAGTTACATCAAAACCAAGCTGCTCTTTGATAGCTATTCGCTTAGAATAGTCATTAAGAGGCATTGAAACAGCGTATTGTTTAATTAAATCCTTGGTGCCTTCGGGTGCAAAATCAAGCGCATCCTTAAAAGCATCAAGAGAACAAGTATTCATCCAGTTAGGAAGGTCTTCCTCACTAATCCAATACTCGGGTGCCTCTTCACCATTAATAAGATACCGAAGAACTTCTTTATCATCTATTTGTAAATAGTTGTAGATAATAACTAAACCGCCAGGTTGCTGAGCTAACTTTTCAAGCTCACTAACTGCAATATTCTTCTTGGTTTCTCTGGGGTAGAAAACTCTACGAAGTCCTTCTTCTTTAATCTGATAAACAACTCTACCAGAACTCTTATTTGTTACATTACAAAACTCTTTCATATTCAATTATACTCCTTTTTCTCATTTTAGGGGGAGATTTACTCCCCCTAATTTAATGCTCCTTAGTTTTCAGGAGCTACGTTATCAAGCTGACCAAGCAGCTCGCTATCAACATAAGAGAAGATATTGTTGGTCATCATAACGCCGACGCCGACCTTACGATAAACCTGAATATCTCTAGACCAGTCGTCCTTATCATTGCGCTCACGCACATGAGTAGTACCCTCAAAGGCAACCTTTACAGGTCTGTTGTTTGCGCCGGTAGGAATAATCCAGCAATAGCCGGGGTCAATAACCTTGCGGCTATTGGTTTCATCCTCAACAGTCTGAGGAAGAATAACAACACGAGTGCCCTTGTAGTTAGCAAGATAACCGGTATTCCAGCGAGCGTCCTTCATAGCGTCGGAAACCCAACCGGTATCAGGGATTATCTTAACTGCAAACTCTCTGGTGCAATAAATAGTAGGAACGCCATAAGAAGAAGCGGTCTGTACCAAATAATCAAGAGAACCTTCATCAAAACCAGCGGCAGTAACACGATTGGCCTGCGGCAGCTGGTTCACGGAAGCCATAAGAGCTTGAGCGATTTCACGATAAATCAGCTCATCCATGCCATCCATGATGATTTGAGTAAGCTCTGCAAAGTTAACACGGCCATCAAGGAACTCCTCGAAACCAATGTTAGCGGAAGCGCCAATTGCGCTGGTGCCGAACTCGAAGCTCTCTTCTCCAAGCTTAAAGCTCTCATAAACGCCAGCAAGACCGACGCGAGTAACAAATTGCTTTGCACGAGTATGGCCAGTGCGACGCTTGAAAACAGGCTTCTCGCTTTGACCAAAGGTCTTAATCTCGGCAAATTGACCATAAGCGTCAATAAGACGATTAGGAACAATGTCATCCATTGTTTGCTCAATAAGGCTAAACAGGGTACGCTTGTTTTCCTCATAGAGGTCCATCGTACCAACAAGCTCGTTCAGCTCATTACGAAGGGTATCATTTAAAGCGCTGTAGCTAAAGCTTTCGCCACCATAAGCATAAGTACCGGAGGGATTAGCAGAAGCAACAGTCTTCATTAAAGTAAGTAAATTAGCTCTATCTAACATTCTTTATCTCTCCTTTCATTATGCTATACGCTGAATCTTCACGCCAGGCTGAAGGTCAGGCATGGTATAAACCTTAACAACTCTAAATGTGGGGTCTGCATCGCCGCCAGCGCCAGCACCGACTTCAAGAATACCATTATCGCCAATCTTGAGGTCAACGCCAACCTTAAGAGCATCTGCGGTAGCATTAATCATGTTAGTAGTATAAATATCGCCAACAGGCACAGCCATAACTCTGGGAACCATCTTAGTACCTTCGGGCATAAGAGCGCCGTAAGCATAAGTACCTTGAGTTATAGAGTAAGGGTCAGTGGTGTTCTCACGAGTAAGACCATCGCCGCCACCAACAGTAGCAAGGTCAGAAGTAGTCTGGCCAACAGGACTATAAACGCGAGCGTTATAGTTGGTCTTAATCATTGCGAAATCAGCATCGGTCTCGCGGTCGTGATAAACCTTAACCTCATTGAATACGAGACGCCAAGGGCCCTCGCCGGTAAAATCACATACGCCAGCAGCGTAGTCATACTTAACAAATTGTCCATTTTCAAGAATCGTTATGTCTGCGGCGGCCGGTAACTGACCGTAAACCTGGCCGTTGCGAGGAGCAGTCAGGAAGTTAGGTTCTACCTAGCCATATCCTCTAGCGACATAAGAAGCTTGGCTTAATCCACTAGTAGCCATTTATATATCCTCCTTATATTTTTTACTGCTTTTGAGCAGTTTCTTTCACTGCTTTAACCCAAGCAGGAGTATTGTCATCTTCAAAGTTATGCAGATTAAACATCTGCTGAGGGGTATTATCCTCTTTCTCTTCAAGATTAAAGTTAACTTTATTTCTTACACAAAGAATAGAAAGCTTAGCTTCAATATCATCAAGAGAATAAGTGTCTATGTTGGCAACGACATCTTGCTTGTCAGCTTCACTTAACATATAGAAACTATCAATCATGTTTTGCTTATTCTGACGGTCTGTTACCAGCTTAAACTCTCTGAGAGAAGCAAGCTCTTCTTCAAGAGCTGCCTTTTCTTGCTGAAGTGCTGCATACTGCGTTTGAAGTTCAGCATACTCAACAACTTCTTCAAGATTATATTTCTTCTTATCACAAGAATTTTCAGAAGCGGGCTTTTTCTTTTCATCGTCCTCTTCTTTAGGCTCTTCCTCTGCGGGAGCCTCCTTTTCGGCCGGCTTATCTGGAGTCTTTTCTTCCTTTTCAGGCTCCTGAGTTTCCGGCTCCTCGGGAACTTTTTCGTTCTTCTTCTCGAACTCTTCAAGTTCACCAGGCTGTGTAATTATATTTTCCATAGAGTCTTGAAAGCCTCCTTTACTTAAAGTTTCTTGCATTTGTTGCATCATAGAATACATCGCTGTTTCTAATTCATTACTATCTCCAAGAGAGAACGTTCTCTGAATAGAAGCACCTTCAAAACAAGGTTCAACGTTTTCTCCAAGAATACATAATTTCTTTATTAACGCTTCATTGTAGATGAAAATTCTATTGCCTGAATTACCATCCTTTGTCCAAAAACCTGACTGATTTTTTTCATCTAATTCCATAGATTGATTATTTCCTTTATCCAGTATACGCTGAGATTCGGGATATACACCAGTCCAGATATAGACTTCAGTGCAAAGGTACTCATGTTCAGTACCCTCGTCATCAAATTTCTCAAACCAGACATCCGCATCAGTAGGAACAAAGCCATAAGGCTATGTTATATCCACTATATCGAACTAACCATCTTTGAGTATAAGCTCACGCTCATGACCTGCAAAGTCGTCAGTATCCTTGTCAAAGAACCCTACTACGGGAGATCCAGGGAGCTTACGACCAAGGTCTGCCGCAAGCTCCTTAGTTATGACTGTGCCGTTTCGGTTGGGGTCTTGCCCTACATAGCATACCTTACATACGCCTTTACCGATTAATGGAGAAATTTGAACATCTTGGACATATTCCATGGTATTCGCTTTTGGAATACTAATATGCACAATTTTTCCTCCTTATGACATAGACTCCTAATTTTGTAGGGTCTTGTCAGATTTTTCTGAGTCCTCTTTTTCAGGACGGCCAGATTCTTTTTCCTCTGTCTAATTATTCTAAGTTTTATTAGAACTTGACTAACTGTTTTCGCCCAAAACATCCTTCGAGCTTAATGTATTACTACTCATAGGCGGTATCATTATCTCTGATAAATGCAGTATCTCGTTCTCAAATGTAAGAGAAGCAAGAATACTAGACTACGAATGTCCTAAAGCTATTTGAGGAAGCATTTTAGAGTAACCTAATTGAGTTTGCTCTTTATACATCTTAGATAATTCTTTATAATTAAATTGCGTGGTTTCAAGCATTTCAACTCTAAAAGTATAATGCCCTTTGCGAGAAAATTTCTTTTCGGCGATGTTATTTAACATATTAGTAAACAAGAGAGGTAAATCTCTAATGCTTGCCTCGTCCGCAAGTATCGAATTAGTAACTGCTAAATTACCATCTGCATTAAACAAGTTGCTCGAAATACCAGAGTTATTAAACACTGTACGTTCAACCTTTTCAAGGTCATCACTAGTCGTAGCAGAGTTACTATCCTTGGTATCTATCTTATCTATATCAGCAAAAGTAGTTAAAACATCCACGCCGACCGCGCGCTTAAGCATGGCGACCGCATTATTATGTATGTCTCTTGCTTCATCAACATCAAAAATCAAATCGCCATTCTTATCCAGTGGTAACTTTTGAATAATAATCTTCACTAACTACTGCATGGTCTTTTGGCGGTCTAATTCTTGCGCTTCATCAAGATCTATGATGGAAGGAATAACTCCAACAAGAGGAGGAAAATCTCCATCATTTAAACTTAATCGAACCGTAGTTTCTGGGTCTAACGCAACCCAACAACTAAGGTCTCCGGGGTAATCTCCCTTAAGCTTGCCTTCCTTATATAATACGTAAGCTTTTTGGATTTCTTGTGGGAAAGTTTTGAGTATTTGAATTTTATACTGCGGGTTCGCAAAATAAGCATCGAAGAACTAAAGATTTAATTCAACAATAGGCTTAGTACCTGAATAGAAGCGATTGCGGCAGTAGGTTGCTGGCAACTTTTGGAGTGCGAAATGGTCGCCAAAATCCATGACTATACCATAATAGACGCCTTCCTTTATGATGTCTAAGGCTATCCTTCCGCAGTTATATTTAACATTAGACTTATCGAAATAAAGAAGTACGTTGGAATAATCCTTTAAGACCTTCTTTTCATTCTCTTTATCTCCTACAAGATAAGTTGTTACATACCAATCATATCGGTATAGGTAAGCAAGATACCTACAAAGTCTATAATAAATACCGCTACTTTCATAAAAATAATTAGATATTTCTCTAAGTGTCTTATAATCATGCTTATAAATTGCATTAAGCACAAACTACTTGTTACCATAGTTTGAGTTCACTTTTTTGTAAGAACCCAGCTTTACGATCGGGTCATCGACCTTCCGCAAGCCCACCTGCAATTTTGAAAAATCCTGCGGCGGCTCGTTCGTCAGATCGTAACCTCGAGATTTCTATCGGTTTTTTAGCAAGCTCTCACCTCCTTAATATCCAGCTTTCCGCATTATATAGTCATAGCTTACGAGGTTTTCTTCGGTGTATGGTATTTCTATCAGCTTGAGTCCCTTCAGCGCACAATATCGCCGTTTAAGATTATCATTGAACTTCTGTTGACAGAGACCTCTATTGCCTCCAAACTTTGATACAGCTTGATAATGTTGTTTACCTTGAAATTCGATTAGGAAGTCAAGGTTTCCATCATCATCGAATATAGCAAAATCAAAGCGGCTATCGAAGAGGCCTGCCATTGGGGGATTTTAACCCAGGAAATTCGTATTCCTCTTTGAACACTACATCGTTCATTTCTAAGATTTCATGTATCTTTATTTCTCCACGACTTGCCTTCATCTTTAACCACCTCCAATTTATCTTTATATAATGTTTTAAATTTCTTCCTGATAAACTAAAAACTTGTACCCAAAGTTAACTTAAAAACATAAAATCCGCAAAACTACGCCGCCCATGCTTACGTTTATTATCTTCAATTTCTCGAATATAATAAATAGCATAGAGCAGAGAAGAAAATTTATCCTTACCGATATTTCGATTGGATTGTTTAAGGCGAATATAAATACCTTCTGTTTCTTCTCTAAGGTTAAGCATTTCTTCACGAAGTATGTCTGTAAGAGTAAAGGGCATAAGGTATTCTGCTCTTTGCTCTGGGGTCATTTGCTGGCCAAGCTTTTTACCAAGGAGTTTTGCTTTTGCTTGACGTTCTTCTATTAAGAACTTTATTTTTCCAGACTCTATTTGAGTTTGAAGTGTGCTATATGCTTCTGAGTCTATGGGAGCATTAGCTTTAACAACATAGATTGCATCATCTTCGGTATCTGGAGTGCGGAAACGCTTGTATTCTTGGTCTGCGTCTGAATAAGTGCCTCCTAATACACCGAATGGAGGGTAGCTATCACCACTCTCTGTGACTTGCCTTTTAACCATATAATCCATGAGTCCTATTCCTACATTGTCTTCCATATAGTTCGCTACTTCTATATGCGTTCTCTTGTGAACTGCTTGCGGTTTCCCGCAAGTTGAGACTATATCATTATCCCAAAGGGACATCTTCCACTTCGAACGCCAATCGCTTGCGTTCTACTCTCTTTCGAGATAGTCGTTGAACTTTACCTTAAATAAGGTCTTAGCTGCGGATTAGCATGCTTTTGTAAGTTTAGCTTTCCCGCAATTCAAAAGATTTATCTTATATAATTGCTTATATAAGGGGCTAGTATGTCAACCCATTGCCGTCTATCACTAGTCGTCTAGCTTTATATTGGTAAAAAAGCTTCTTTAATGCAATCGCCTAATCTTCAAAATGAGCTTCATTAAGCGTATATATA